AGCGGATGTTTACCTGAAATATCCGTCGTTACGTGCAGCTTCGTCAAAGCCCGCTTTATGCAGGCCGTGGAGTTTGGGTCCCCCCACTTTCCTCCGTAGTGGCGGGACAAGAACTCCACCGGCTCGTCTCTCTCTACATGTTGTACTGATGCCTTCAGATGCAACATGCGGACGGCCTTGTTGAAAGCTTCTGCAGTCTGGTCCTTGAGGAGTCCGTCGTCCCCGAACACCTTAGCGTCCGTGACGAGTCTATTCCATGCGCCTTTGTGTGTCACAAATTGGCCGTCGTCCCGTTTGCACGTCCGGAACGAGACATAACAGGTGAAGGCATTCGCCAGCGAACCTTTGACTGACGTTTGTGCCTCCCCTGTGGCGAGTGAGTTCTTCTGCTTATATTTGCATTGAAGGAGCCTAACTTTGTTGTTGTGCGCTCTGGCTAAGCTTCCAGTGACAATGGATGCTTGACTCGGGTGAATCACAGCCATAACTACACGAGTGTGCAAGCGGATGAAGATGCAATTGTACGTGGCGTCGAACTTTCTGTAGTCTGTAAGTAGACAGGTCTTCGCCGGTTGGAGCATCTCTCCCACTTGGAGGGCTATTGATAGAGGCGTCTCGCCTACTTGAACGAACGGTTGGTCTTTTATCACATCCTCGGTACTGTAAAGCACCTCGAGGAGCTCCAATCGACTGGCCGTTGTGACGGGCGTTATGATACGCCCGGCCGGTATGCCTTCCTTGCCGTGAACGGTTTCGGCTTTGAAGAAGGCGAGACAGGTCCCATATGTGTTTGGGTCAGCGTCTGCTTGCCACACTTGGTTGACTTGCGTCTGCCGTTTCTGACGCGCAAGCACGTCGTCGACCTCACACAACATCCTGGGCTCTATGCCCTTTGTGATCTCCGCCACAAAGTCACACATGCACTGCTCTATGAAAGAGGGGATTTGGTCCAGAACTTCTTGGTGCTCCAGAACGCGCTTCTCGACCGCATAAACGGCGTTTGACTCGCTGGCAAACCACGCTTGCGCGCTGTTGCCCACGAATGGGCGCGTTAGGGCCCTAACTAGAATACGGGTATCTTCCAGGCAGATGGGCTTGACATTGTAGTGTCTTATGGCCACGACCTCCGGGATGGAGGCCCCGCCCTGCTCTTTGCTTCTGTGATAGTTGCAAAGGATGGCGGCTGCATAGGAGTCTGTGGATATTATTCGCTGCACTGATTGCATTGAAAGCTTGGTGACGGAGTTGTGCGCCACCGCCGCGACTTGTGAGTCTTGCTCCAATGTTACCGTGATCTCAGCGTATGTTCCAACATGTGCCGTGCTGACGTGGGTCTGGCTAGTTATTCGGATGAATCCACCTGTGACAGGGCGGAGTCTTTGTAAAGCACTCGTGCTTCCCCACAGCTTCTTGTGGCTGGGGGTGAGAAACACCAGCAAACGGTCCTCGCTGATCTGCTTCTTTTCCACGAAGTAGGTCACCACGTTTCTTAACCATGAAGACGTGTGCAGGGTGCATATGTCACACGAGTAGTCCCACAACTCGTGCTCGAACACCCCTCCGCCACGCACCGTCATACGCATCTTGTTATCTGGCGTGAAAGTGTACTTGTATTCCTTATCGACTCTCGTGGCCTTGCTCGGAATATTCGTACCAATCATAATATGACAGTTGCGGGCGATGATCACATCGGCGTATTCTGACAGGCTGAAATAGTAGTCAGTATCACCGATGTAAACGATTGACCCTTCGGGTGGGTTGAAGGCCTCCTCTTCGGAGTGTGCGTCCCTCGCCCAGTAATGCTTGAACGAGCCTTCCAGCCCCCTCTTATTATCTGAGGCGCTCTTTTGGAACACGTAGAACCTGCGACCCTGCAGAGCGGCAAAAGACTTGGCTGTTTCCAGCGTCGTGTCTCTATTAGCTGCAGATGTTGCATGCGCATGTGTGTCCTTAGCGCCCACCTTGGTAATGGGGAACTCTCGGAACGACTCTCTCAGGCTTACCACGCTGGCTCCGTCATTTGAAAAATACACATAAAGAATGACGAGCAGCACGGTGAAAATCCCGAATGCGATTATCGGATAATCAACATCGGGTTGCAGATCGGCTTGGCCGAAGCATCGCACTCTAGCACTAGTGGAATACGAGTATTCGTAATCGTCCATACAGCCTCCGATCTCCTCGGGCCCAATTGCCCTTGGGGTATGGTCCAGTTCCTGAACCTTATTGTCTAGGAAACTGGC